CATCTGCTTGACCCTGCTACCTCTGCCGAGGTTATCCAGCAGAAGGTTAATGCGTCGCAACTACAGGGCGAAGCAGGTCGTGAGAACCTTGCCCTTAACCAGCAGAACGCCATGACCCTTGCTGCGCAAGGCGTAAGCCAAGCACAGGCTCAAGCCGCTTACCAGAACATTGGTACACAGATTGGTCAAACACAGACCTTGGCCAACATGTACGGCATGCAACCATCACAGGTGGGTAACGAACTTCTTGCCGCCCAGACTGGCGCTAACATCAATGGCATGACCGCTGCGCAAGCAACGCTCAACCTACAGCGCCTACAGCAACAAGAAGTTAATCAGTTCTCTGGTTCTTCTGGCGCATCAAAGGGCAGCCTCTACAGCGAGCAAGAAGGCGTTTCCTAACAACTAACTTCCACACGGACTGACCAGCATCCGGCGTGTGTAACACAGACTGGTAGTAGGAGCTAACACCTCTTCCCCTGGAGAATGTTATGGCCTGCGATCAACCAAAGAGAAAAGGGAGTGCCACATGGCAAACCAATACGACGAAGATGAAGACGACCTAGACCTACTTGATACTAACGATCAAAATGGTCCGGCAAACCTACGCAAGGCTTTGAAAAAGGCTGAGCGTGAAAAGAAGGAACTGGCTGAACAGCTAGCAACCATCCAGGCTGACCTTCGTGGTCGTTCTGTCAAAGAAGTGTTGGAACAGAAGGGCGTATCTAACAAGATCGCCAAGTTCATTCCTGGCGACGTAAGTACGCCTGAACAGATTGATGCATGGCTTAGCGAGAACGCTGATGTGTTCGGCTTTGCCGTACCTGAATCTGCTCCGTCCGATGAACCATCTCCAAATGTCCGTGAAACTCAGCGTATCAATGCTGCTCTTCAAAACGCAAATACCCCGTCTCGAGATGCAGATACTGCCTCGAAACTGGCTGGCGTTAAATCCAGAGAAGAACTTGACATGCTTGTTTTTGGACAAAAGATCACTGGTCGCGGACGTTAATCAAACCCATTCGCACATTAACCCTATAGAAAGTAGGTGACACAAATGGCAAATCAATATACAGACTCGATCGGTTCTACCTCTGGTATTCCAGGATTAGTACAAACCGCTTATGATCGCTATGTAGAGTTTGCTCTCCGTGCTGTCCCACTTATCCGCGACGTTGCAGATAAGCGCCCAGTACAACAGGCTATGCCTGGTTCATCTGTTGTATTCCAGATCTACACAGATATGTCAGCTGTTACTTCTTCACTCTCAGAAGACGTTGATCCAGATGCTGTAGCTCTTGGTAACACAACACCAATCACCGTTTCACTCCTTGAATACGGTAACGCTTCTCTTGCTACTCGTAAGCTCGAGTTGTTCTCACTCTCAGATGTAGACCCAGCTATTGCAGACATTATTGCCTTCAACATGGCTGACTCTCTTGACACAGTTGTTCTCAACACACTCGTTGGTGGACCAAACGCTATTGCTGAACTTACAGGTGGATCAACCGCCCCAGTTTCAACATACGCTGGCACATACACCAACGGAACAACACAAGCATCTATCGATGGAACATCAGTCATTCGCTCACGCGACATTCGTACTGCTGTTGCTAAGCTACGTGCTAACAAGGCTGTCCCACGTCAGGGAGAATACTACTGGTGTGGTATTCACCCAGAAGTTTCATACGACCTTCGCTCCGAAACTGGCGCAGGCGGATGGCGTGATGACCACAAGTATGCCGAGAACGGTGCATCTGAGTTTTGGCCAGGCACCATCGGCACATACGAAGGTGCTATGTTCGTAGAGTCACCACGTCTCTACAACACAACTGACGGTACTGGTTCAACCGGTGCTACAGGCACATTCGGAACATCTGGCTATGTCCACGCTTCTGGCGGTACTCGCGTATTCCGTACCCTCGTTGCTGGTAAGCAAGCACTTGCTGAAGCAGTTGCTGAAGAGCCACATGTCGTCTTCGGTCCAATCACCGATAAGTTGATGCGTTTCCGTCCAATCGGATGGTACGGCGTTCTAGGCTGGGCACGTTACCGTGACGCAGCATTGGTTCGTATCGAGTCATCAGCTTCGATCCACAACTCATAATTGAGTTAGTTGTTGTCCTGCCCTCGCACGTGAGGGCAGGCGGCAACGCCCTATTGAAAGGTTTAACCAATGGCGTATGTTTTTAACCCACCTACAGTTGATGAAGGTCCAGCGGGTTTTGGCATACTCTTTTGGCGTTACAAGATTGCTCGCGCTAACTCGATCCTTGTCTTTGGCACAGCGGTAGTTAGTGAGCGTACCCCAGCGGTACAAGATACTCAGTCAGCAGATTATTGCTACTTGGGCGGACATACCTATGTCCTGTCAGATGCTGAGAAAACTATTCTTACAAATGCCGGCTACGGCGCTTACATTACACAGGAGTAAGATGAACGCAGGTAGATACAACATTAGTGTCGTCAACGGCACAACCTTTACCCTTGCTCCCATCTGGCAAGTGGATAACCTTCCTGTGAACCTTACAGGCTATAGCGCAGATATGCAGGTTCGTGATGTGTCCAACAATCTTATTGTTGAACTTTCCACAGCCAACGGCAAAGCCACAATTCAACCAGCGCTAGGTCAAACAACATTCATTCTTACTGCTGCTCAGACAGCAGCTGGCGTATTGCCACCTGGTAACTACACATATGCCTTTAATCTTACTGATAGTTCTTCTAATGTCTATCAGATCCTCAACGGTGCATTTACCGTTACTGCGAGCGTGATCCAGTAATGTCAGTTACCGTCAATAGCATTTCAACAGTTCTTATTCCAACGACGACTAACGTCTTTAACGTTGGCTCAACTCAACCAATTACAATCGAACTTGGCGTACTCGGACCACAAGGTCCTCAAGGCAACCAAGGCAATACAGGCGTTACAGGCGCAGGAATGACAGGTGCAACTGGTGCGACAGGCTCTGTGGGCAATACTGGCAGTACTGGTTCCACCGGCCCTACTGGGCCTAACGGTGCTACTGGCGGTACAGGAGCAACGGGCGCAGCGGGCGGCACAGGAGCGACAGGCTCGACAGGCTCGCAAGGAAACACAGGACCAACAGGAGCAACAGGCCAAACAGGACCTACAGGTGCTGTGGGTAACACTGGCTCAACGGGGCCTACTGGAGCAACAGGAGCCACAGGATCTTCCATAACAGGTTCTACGGGTCCTACAGGACCTACAGGTAATACTGGACCTACAGGTAACACCGGTAACACAGGACCGTCTGTAACGGGCGCTACGGGCGCTACAGGGGCAACTGGTGCCACAGGTGCAGGCGGAACTATTGCCTACTACGGAAATTTCTACGACACAACAACCCAAACAAATGCTGGCGCTACAAGCGCCAACCTCATCACGCTTAACACCAATGCTGGTTCTAACGGCGTAAGCATTGTGTCTAGCAGTCAAATCACTTTTGCTTATGCTGGCACTTATGCCGTCAATTTGCTTGGTCAATTCATCACCACAGGTGGCGGTAGCAACTATCAGGTTAACGTTTGGTATGCCGTTAATGGCACAGCGGTAACTGAGTCAACAGCCGTCTTTACAACCGCTGGTGTAAATAACCAAGTTCTAGCAAACATCGAAGACCTTATTACAGTCAACGCCGGAGATTACATTCAGTTCTACTGGTCTTCACAAAATACTTATATGGAGTTAATCTCCGTAGCCTCTGGCACATCGCCAACTCGTCCTGCCTCACCAAGCGTCAATCTGCATGTTGAGCAAGTTACCTACACAATTCTAGGACCGACGGGAGCGACGGGTGCAACAGGCAACACAGGACCTGCTGGAGCGACTGGAAACACTGGGGCAGCGGGACCAACGGGAACTGCTGGCAGCAATGGCTCGACTGGGCCGACAGGGCCTGCTGGTGCAACGGGACCGACTGGCTCTACAGGAAGTACTGGAGCTACTGGAGTAACTGGTCCAACTGGTGCAGTTGGTAATACTGGATCCACGGGAGTAACTGGCCCTACAGGAAGTACGGGTGCTACTGGATCTAACGCTGTAGCGTACCCAGACATGCTCTGGCTTGGCGCTATGTGATACAATCGCGGTATGCCCAAGATTGCAGTCTATGCCATCGCACTCAACGAGATACTTCACGCTGAACGCTGGGCTAAAGCAGCAGAAGGTGCTGATTACCGAATAGTCGCAGATACAGGATCAACAGATGGCACACAAGAGAAGCTCCGTGAAATGGGCGTTACTGTTCACGATATTAGCGTTAAGCCTTGGCGTTTTGATGTGGCGCGGAACGCGTCTCTTGCGCTCATACCGGAAGATGTAGATATTTGCGTTTTCGTGGATATGGACGAAGTTATCCACAAGAACTTTTTTAGAGAAGTGCAAAGGCAATGGGACCCAACGGCGCAAGCAGGTTGGATCACATTTGATACTGGCAACAGATGGCAGAAGGATAAGATCCACACTCGTCATGGGTGGCATTGGAAATATCCTATCCATGAGGTAGCAGTCTGGTATGGCGAAGGTACGCCAAAATATTGCACCATTAAGAACGCTGTCATCAGCCATCAGCCAGATAACAATAAATCTCGCGGGCAGTACCTGCCCATGCTTGAGATGTGTGTTAAAGAGTTTCCCCAAGATCCACGCATGTGGACTTACATGGTTCGAGAGTATTACTTCTATCGTCGCTGGGATGATGTTATCGCAGCAGCCAACACTCGCATGGAATTGGGTGGATGGAATGTCGAGGAAGCAGCCACCTGCCGGTGGGCAGCTGAGGCTTGTCACCATTTAGGCAAGGCTGAAGAGGCTACCCAATGGGCTGAACGTGGTGCTCAGATTATGCCTAACGAAGGCGAACCATGGTTCTCGGTAGCGCTTGATGCTTACCGCAACAAGCGTTGGCAACAATGTTTAGATGCTTCGATCAAGGCTATTGAGTGCCATCGAAGCGTTCACTACTGCTATGACGCATCGGTGTGGGACTGGAAAGCCTATGACCTAGCCAGCATTGCTTCATGGGAGTTGGGCTTTATTGACGAAGCGATTACCTTCGCCAGTGCTGCAGCCAAGGCTAACGCAGAAGAGAACGATCGCATAGAACGCAACCTATTATTTTTCAAACAAGCTAGGGAGAAACATGGCTCTCGGAGATAACTGCCGTTCAGGATGTTTACTTAAAAACCACGAAACTTATGCTGAGTGCCTACAAGACGCTAGCATCCAGATCAACTCTGGTGATGCGAACAGCAACAAGACAATGACCAAGAAGCGTTGGGATGCAGAACTTAACGCCTATGACCGCGCTCGCAAGCAAGGTATTCAGCCAGCCGGTACAACCATGAAAGCAGTTGCCGAGTCACTTGAAGCAAGCGACAAATTAGGCAAACCTTTCGACGCTGGCAACATGCCAGCAGCCAAGAAAATTACCAAGCAGAGCGCAAAGGTAATGACCGAAATAGGAGCAATCTAATGGCAGCAGCAAAAAAGGGCATGGGCTTTGCGGCAGCGCAAAAGTCAATTGCTAAGAAGCAAGGTATTCCAATGAAGAACGCAGGAGCAATCCTTGCAGCTGGTGCTCGCAAGGCTAGCCCAGCGGCAGTAAAGGCAAATCCAAACCTCAAGAAGGTAACAGGCGTTAAGGCTAAGAAGGGTGGCAAGTAACATGTGCATGTCATGTGGATGCAACAACAACGCAGTTAAGACAACCGAGAAGTTAGACGGCAAGCCAAACCTTGATCCAAAGGGCGGTTACAAGGGCGTTGGCGGTACAGTCAAGTGGCCAAGCAAGTAAACAGAGGCAACGCTAAACAAGCAAAGTCAGATTCAATCATCATTGGTGGCCAGAAGCACACAGTTGTTAAAGCCACCAATGGCGATATTGTCGTAAACCATCCTGGTTCTAAAAAGACAACATTCAAAAAAATTGATTTGACTAAAAAAGCAGATGTAAAAACTGTAGCTGCTGGCGTAGCAGCAGTAAAAAAATGGCATAAAAACCATCCAGCGAAAGGCAAGTAAATGGCAGTTGACGATGGCAAACCAGTTGTATGGCATTTAAACCGTTTGGCAGGAACTATCGTCAATTCAGTTCCTCAATGGGATGTTAACGGCGCTGCCGTTCAATGGGCCAATAGAGTAATTCCTGGGCACAACGCCACTCGCGGTATTGATGCTCTTAACCTTATCTATGCTTCCCGCAATGGCGGACTTAACCTGCACCTAGATACTCCAGGCATTCTTAATGCTTTGGCTGGTGTGTACGGTTATGGCGAAGCAGCGGCAGCATCGAGGATCAGTTCATGACTTTATTTCAAGATCTTATTGACGAGACTGCGCTCGCGCTCTCTGGTTATACCAACAAGCAGGATCAGGCTACATTCCTGACTGCACCAATGGGTGCTACAGATACAACCTTTACCGTTGCTGACGGCACAGTCCTTACACGCGGTATTGTCGAAATTGACGAAGAGTTGATCTGGGTTGACTCATTTGATCGTAACACCAACATTGCTACAGTCCCGCCTTACGGTCGTGGCTTTAGAGACACAACCGCAGTTACTCACACTGCCGGAACACGCGTCACCATTGCTCCATCATTCCCACGGGCTATGATCCGCAAGGATGTGAACGAGGCTATCGAAGCTGTATACCCAAGCCTCTTTGGCGTGTACTACACAACCTTCCCATTCATCGCAGCGCGTACTACCTACGCTCTGCCACAGGAAGCGATTGACGCTATTGCCGTATCTTGGCAGACCATCGGACCATCTCTTGAATGGCTACCAGTTCGCCACTACCGCATTGACCGCACAGCAAACCCATTGGTTTGGAACAGCGGTAAGACAATTTCCATCTCCGATGGAATTATCCCAGGTCGTACAGTGCAGGTTGTCTACACCAAAAAGCCTACACAGTTGCAGTACGACACAGATGACTTTACAACCACTGGCTTGCCAGACTCAGCCCGTGAAGTAATTATCCTTGGCGCAGCCTATCGCTCAGCTGCCTATGTTGATATGGGTCGTATCCCAGCAGTATCTGCTGAAGCAGGATCGATGGATCAGTCCAACCCAGTCGGCGCAGGAACAAACATGAGCCGTTACTTTTATCAGATGTACCAGCAACGCCTACAGGTTGAGATGGCACGTCAAGCAGAACAATACCCACCACGCACTCACTACAGCCGATAGGTAGATAGATGACCAGAAACTATAGCGCTACGGCGCAAGACACTACCCTCACCAATCCACTTACCAACTCGGCAACTACAATGGTTGTGGCTGCTACCACTGGTTA